AGAGTTCGCGACCATTGGCAAGATCACGAGCACGAGCCAAACCAACGGAGGTCATCCCCCTTTGACTTGGTGGTTTCTCTGCTCTTTTCTTGAGTGCTCTTGCTGCTGCTGTTTGTGCACCTTGAGGAGGTTTAAATGATATGTGTGAATATTTCTTGGGAGCAAGTGCGACGGCTTCACTCTTTGCCTCACTCTTTTGAGGATGGCCTTTAGGAAGCAAGTCAAGATCAGTGTTGTATGCTTTCTTTCTCTCACCAGTTCCAACTAGTTTAAGGAAAGCTTTGACACGAGCCAAGGCCCATTGTTCACGACTGCTAACATTGGGACGGTGAGAGACTGAGAATGCACCTGCTCCTCTTCTGTACACTGCTTTGAGCATGCCAAGGTCAACTCGCTTTGATGGAGCTTTGTACTTGTCATTGTGCTTGTTGCGAAGATTGACGAGTGCTTTTTCTGTCTTGTCACTGATCTTAATTGATCCACGAGTACCACTTGCAGAACCTTTGGGATTCTTTTTTGATCCTTTGATTCTGTCTTTTGGTGGTGCTGGTGTTTGTGCCTGTGTTCTTTTTTTAGCCATTGCGTCTCCTTGCTTTTATGAGTTGCTCTGCAAGAAGTGCACTGCCACCACTTTGAGAAGATGAGGCAGCTCTTTCGATAGCTGTTCTTTGTGCATCCTCGGGCAGATCACCGGCACCAAGTCTCTCACGTATTGCTCTCTCAAGTTCGTCATCAGGAGTCAATAGTCCAAATTGGACAAGTGGTCCAAGCATGCCAAGACTGTTCGCAAGATCATCAGTGTCAAGACCTGCATGTGTCAATCGTGGAAGCTTGGAAGCCTCAACAGCTCCATAATTAAATCTGATCAACCTGCCAATTGTGCCTCCACCTCGTCGACCTGGTCCACTCACTTGAGCAGCCACAACGTCACAAAGATTGATAGCAGCACGACGGAAAACAGAGAGATGAACTTCACCCACTGATCTTGACCCTGTGTCACTTATTCCGAGGTTGGCAAATTGAGCCAAGAATGCTTGACTGATTTGGTTGTCACATTCCTTGATAATATCGAGAGGACCTTGAGCATAAAGATTCGGAGCTGCTGCATATGAATCAAACTTCACAGCACCATTCTCAACGAGGTAGGATTGCTCAGCAGAAAGGAAGGCTTGAGCTTGTGCCTCGGCATCATTGACCATTGCATCAATGTCACCATCAGTCAAACCGAGTGCCTCAGCTTGTGACCTGTCAACGATCACCTTTGGAGTTGGGACAGCCCAACGATCCAACCCAACGCACATCAGATTCGAAACACGTTGCTTTGTTCTCCACCACCACCAAACAGGACGAAGCATGCCAACTCCTTCGAAGTTGGACCCCGTCCTGTTAAGGGTGAGGAGAAGGAGCTTGTTGGCTGGTATGGGTTGAGGAGTCTTTCCAACACCAACGACGGTTTGAAGTACACCGTCAAGATGTTGACCATCTCGACTCAACCACTCATTATGTGCAGAAGGCTCTCGGTCTGCATAATAATCAAGGAATACTTTTGTGCGTCCCTCGGCATCGAGTCCGACCTTGTAAACCTCTTCAGCATATCGATAGCCAATGGTCACGTATTCGAAAAGATAACCGAGTTGCTCTTCCCATGATACTGACATCTGACCTGCATAACCATCGAAGCCATATGCTTCGTTTGCAAATCGTGCCAGCTCTTCACTGACAGGATCATTCTCAACGCCTGCCTCAAATCTCCATGTTGCAGAGAGTAAAGTTTGTCTGAGCATATGCCAAGAACGACGAACAACAGGATCAGTTCTGAGCATCTCCTCAGCAGCACGAACCCATGACAAGCCTGTAAGACTTGTGTTTTGTTCATAGCCTGAGATGGTACCACCGGACAACTGAGTTCCTGTGATACCCAATGTTTTAAAGCGTGGGTATTTGGCTCTTAAGTGTCTTGGAGCTTCGTCATCTCTATGCATAACAACCTCGGTGATCAATATCACTTTGGTCATATTATCATTTTGATAGCTCTATTTGTCAATTATCTTTTTGATAATCTTCCTTAAGAAGTGCTTGAACGATCTCAATAAACAACTTGACAGACTCCTCAAACTCATGAGGAGGGAATCCTTGTGATGGTTCAATGATCATCCTTTGAACTAAGTCAAGGATAAGTTTCTTTTTTGCTGATGTCATGGCTCAACCCTTAAATTAAACTTAAAGAGTCACTTAATTCTTTAAATAATGTTAAAAAAGCTTTTTTTGCTGTGTCGGGGACTACTCCATTACCCAACATTCTTAGTTCATCAACTCTGTTATCATAACATTTAAACAGCTTACTTGAACCCATCCCACAGGCAAACCCATCAATTGCTCTACCCATCGAGGATTCAAGAATCCTTTGTATGTTCCCATGTGAGCCTGATCCGTTAAAAGACTTCGAAAGTTTTTCTCTTGGCTTTGAGGAGAGTATTTTCCCTTCCAATCTCTTGCTGTTGGTGTGATCCATCTCTTTTTGTCCAACTGTTTGCCTTGAAGCTTCATATCTGTATTGTTTAGGTTCTCTATAATTTGGATATGCTGTGTTGTAGTCTTTTGAATAATATCTATTAATTGTTGTTGTGAGATTTGCTCTGTTTGATTGTTCAATGTGTTTTGTAATAATATCAAATCCTGATTGTTTAAGCTTGTTGGATACTGCCAAAATAAAGATCCTTTTTCTCTGGTGTGGTGCTCCGACTTCACTCGCTGAGAATATCCCTGCTGTAGGCGTATATCCCACGCGTTCCAACTCTCGAAAGACATGCAACAAAACCGGTGTGTTAATGGGGTCGGACCATTGATTTGATTGTAATTTTGATTTAAGTATGCCTTGTACGTTTTCGAGGAAAACAATGGAAGGTCCAACAAGTTCGACTCCTCTTTTAATGTAGGGGAAAAGGTGACGGGGGTCGTTGTCTCCTGTCCCTTCTCCTGCTCCACTAAATGGTTGGCAAGGAAAGCCTCCACTGAGAATGTCCACTTTTCCACAAAATTTTTCCCAAGGGAATGTTTTAAGGTTCGTCCAAATAGGTGCAACGTCCAAGAGTCCCTTTTCCATTTTCGCAACCAAGTTCGCGACGGCATAGGCTTCGATCTCACTAAAAGCGATTGTTCGCACATTTCCGAGAGCTCTTTTAAGTCCGATATCAATTCCTCCGTATCCTGTACATAAGGAAATGTGTGTAAATTCTTTGGTATTATCCACAATGTTTCACTCCGTATATTTTCAGCGAGCTAGAGAAAGAATATATAAATTTACTGTTCTCCTCTGGTTCAAATAAAAAGTTATGATGAAAATCATCAACTGCATCTTGCAAGATAGAATTTTGATTAGAATTTTGATATTCGCTCATGTTTTGCAAAGTTGGCACAATATCAAAGTGAATAATCTTTTCAGCATCATAAATCACTCTCAAGGTCCTCATACATAAACCAATGATGAATTCATCATAAACATCACGAGGATAAAGAAACTTAATTTGTGTTATATCTTCATTCATAATTCAATCCTTAAACTCTGCGAGATTCTTTCTCATGTATCTTGTTCTTGAGAATGCTGTATTGACATTGATACCAAGTATCTCACCAATGTCTTTGGTCCTGTACCCAAGAGCAACATATTTCAAAATATCCTTGTCTTTGGTTTCCTTGATCAGTTGTCTGCAAAACACATAGTCAGTCATGTCACTTTCTGAAGGCTTATACTTTTGAGCGTACACATCCATAATTCGATTTGTGATTTTGAGATGACGAACCTTGTTGAGATAAATACGTTTCATGACAACAGTGACAAAACCTTCAGGACTTCCTTTGTGCTTGTATCTGTCTTGTCTTTCCATAATTCGGATAAGAGTATCTTGCACTAAGTCCTCGGCTTTCTCCACGTCTTGAGTCAGCTTTAAAGCTTGATACAACATGAACTCACTCTCATATAGTTTTAATATTTCTTTTCTTATCAAAACTCGACCTTCCTTGATGAACCAACTCTCACCTTTCGATTTGGTTTGCTCTTTGGTTGATAGTTACGTGCTGACTCTGTCCAGTGATGGAAGATGCAATCATATCTGAGAGCATCGAGAGGGTCCTCACGTCCGTCTTTCTTTGGTTGTTCCTTGTTATCCCAAGCATATGACAACAACGCTTTTCTGATTGAGTTGCCACTTGCTCTCTCCCCCTTCTCCCATACCTCACGAGTCATCAAATACTTCCCTGAGTTGAAAGCTCGTTTCAATCTCTGCACTCCATTGAGCACATCGATCCTCACCGGATCCGTCGTTGACCTCATTGGCAATCCGATTCCTCCCTCGTCGGGATGCTTGCGAATCATACGAAAAGCTGAAAGGCCAGTGTGATCAGATCTTGCTTTACCTGCTTTGTCTGCAACACCTGTATCAAGCCATACTCTTGAGGATGGAGCCATTGACATCAAGGCACGAGGCCAAGCAAATGCAAGGATCATCTGACTGAGCTGCTCGATGGTGACTTCTTTGGGGTTGAATTCATGGATGATGATTGAGGCTTCTCTCACCTCGTCATATACGATCACCAAGACCGACGGTTTTCTGAAACCCCAGTCAATTGCAATCCGTCCTGTCATGGATGGATCATACTTGAAGTCATCAATGACATTCTTCTCATGATCAAACTCAGAATACACCAAACCACTTGGAGGTTTTGGCTTATTCATGACCATCGCTTCACGTTCATCAGGAGGGAGGAGCTTTGTTGCTTCAAACCACTCTTCACTCAAGTTGTCTTGATTGACATATGAGGAGAAAAACAACGGCTGACAATTGGCTTGCTCTGCCAACTTACACCACCAAGCATCGATCACCGGCAACCCAACAAGGATCATGATTGGACTTGGTCCACTTCTCAAACGACCAAGAGCCTTGTGAGCAACCTCGGAAGTCAAGGTCTGACATTCATCGATCATGCAGACACCACTCGTTACGTTGAGACCCTCGAGAGGATTGTGAGTTGCTTCTCTTGTACCAGGTCGATAATACGAACGACACCAAACAGTTGAGCCGTTCTCTGTGTCTGTCCATAATTTATTAGTATGATTGTAAGTCCATCCAAGAGGAGTCAACCACTTCTCAATCTCGGGCATAAGTACAGAGTTGTACCTTGGGGTTGTGTCAGTCACCATCAAGCTTGATGTACCTGGTCTCATCTTGGACACGAGCAACATCGAAAAGACGAGAGCTGAAGTCTTACCACTACCCCAACCACAACGAGCAGCAATGATCTTCTCTTGTCTACCGATTGCTTTTATGATTTGTGTTTGGAGCTCATTAGGGTTGATATCAATCATTTGGATATTGCTTTCCTTTTGATTTCATGATATTCCTTTTTTATTCTTTTCACTAAACTCATGTTTTGACGAACACGAGTTTTTAATTCTAATTACTTGTGAGTTGTGGATTGGATTAGGTTAAGACACGAGAGCATCAATCAGTTCCATCCTTTTTCTGATTGGTGCTTTCTTGTTTAATGATATTGGTCAGCATACTAGCAACGACATCGACACCGGTCTGCTTTGTGACATTGACATCAAGCTCTCTCTTTTGTCCCCAGCGTTGAGGAAATCGTCTTTCAAGAATCCAAGCTGATGCTCTCCAATCTCCATACGAACGAATGTTCTCAAGGAGACTAGCCTCAACATCTGACACCGTTGCATTGACTAATTCTTTAAACTCAGGGATCTCATCCATCCATCGATAATATGTTTGTCTGCTGATATTGGCAGCCTCACAAGATGCCTCGATTGTACAGCAGTTCCTCAGATATGTGCAGATCACCATCGCAACATCCTCAGAGTACTTGTATCTGTCGCGCGTGTGTGATGACTGTGTAACATTTGTAACATTATCTTCATTAGACATCGCTTCTCTTCTCCCAAATTCAGTCAAAAGTTTTGGATTCATTGTATCACATCTCTCTTATTTGCTGAACTTGTTTGGATCTTCTTGACGCCACGGGAATGATGAAGTTGTGTCAACATGATTCGTCTCCCACTTCCAATCGCTTTTTGCAGTGTCGTTCTCTGGTGTGAATGTTTTGTCCCAAGTCCAAGGATCGTGAATCTCAACTTGTGGGTTTGTTGGATCCTTTCTGATGGTTCTTACTTGCTCGGTTCTTTTGCTTGATTCGGGTCTTGTGTGAAACTCGACGCTTCTCATGAGTACAGACCAATCATATCGAGTCTCGCCATTGTGCTGATATTGACGAGACTCCATCTCTCCATAAATTGAAAGCTTGCATCCTTTGACTAATGAGCGTCGGCATCGATCAGCAAGCTCACCAAAACCAACAACTTTAAACCAAGTTGTGTTCTCTTTGCCTGCATACACTTTTGTGACTGCCATACTGAATTTGATCATTGGCTTGCCAGCTTGAGTTTGTTTAAACTCGGGATCTCTCCCAAGATGACCACAAATGTGAATGTGATTGTATCCCATTATTTGTCCTCGATTC